CATATCGGGTCGAAAAGGTCCACAAGGCATTATCGACGCACTTAAACGACTCTCGCCTGAAGCAAGAAACACAATCACAATCGAAAACGACGAAAACAAGTGGGGACTCGAACACAGCCTCGAACTTGCCAACCACTGCGCACTCGTTTTGGACGTACACCATTTTTGGTGCCGTGAAGGAACATACATTTTACCCACCGACGATAGATTTGCTCGCGTGATCGACAGTTGGCGAGGAGTACGTCCTGTAATACATTATTCATACAGTAGAGATACTGCACTACCAGAAGGATTTGCACACGATACAATGCCTGATATGTCTGCACTATTAGAAGCAGGACATAAGAAGGCTAAGTTGCGAGCCCACAGCGATTACTATCCTAACAACGCTGTTAATGACTATGCACTAAGTTTTCTACCTTACGCAGATATTATGGCGGAGAGTAAGGCTAAAAATTTAGCAAGTATTGAACTATACGAGTATAAAGAAAAAAGGTTGACAACTCAATCTAACGATGCTATTATAACAGCATAATCAATAGTTAGGCAAAAACAAATGGCAAAAGTAACACGAACTAAATGGTATAAGTTTGTAGGCGATGTATATGAATACTACGGACAAGATAGAGATTCTAAAGAACGTACACATAGTGATGTAGGCTGGAGACTTCGCAGTAAAAAATATGGCGGCGTTGCTACGTTTGCTAAAATTGCACTTTCAGAAAGTCTTGAAGATCGAGCATGTCCGTTGACAGAAAAACAGTCAGGCATTTATATTTTGCGAGACAGTATTTTTCCAGAAGGCTTTTATATCGGTAAAGGCAAAAAGATGCATGATCGTGTTTGGAAACATGGTGTTAAACTTGAAGGCACAAGCAAATGGAACAAAGGTGTCGAAACTACAAAAGAGTTTGAACGTTATCGCCAATTGCGTAATTCAAAAGGATTAACTGATCTAAGTGATGTAGAAATTGCTTTTTGGTTTACCAGTCATATTGATGAGCTTGAAGATCAGCTGTTAGGTGCTTACACTGCAAAATATAATCGTACTCCGTACTGTAATGATACCGAGGAGGCCATGTTTGAGGCCTTTGATATCTAAAGACCATAAATAGATACACATAAGGAGAATTCAATGGCAACCGTACAGGCACAAACAAACAAAATTTTAATTGAAAACAAAATAGGACGCAAGATGTGGGTATGGGACTCTGACAGTTTCTATACACAACGTTTGCAAGCAGGTCCGTATCAGAAGCAAAACTTGTTACATTTACGCAATCTTTGTCCTAATCCGAGAACAATTTTAGATATTGGTATGAACATCGGAATGAACACTTGGGAGTATGCTACATTTGCTGAAAATGTTCATGGGTTTGAACCAGTTCCAGAAACATATAATGTCGCAATTGATAATATTAAAATGAATCAAGACGAATATCGCAAAGACACAGGATGGTATAAATTACCTGATGGTAGTTTTGCATCTTTAGAAGTTGCTGGTAATATTCATACACACAACATTGCACTTGGACCAGCAGGTGGTCCGAGCAAAGTTGAAATGCATATTAAAAAGAACGATGGACATAATCGTGTAGCAAATGACAACGGAGACTTTAAAACAGTAACTGGTAAAGAGATTAAACGAAACACAGGTTATGAACGTGTAGAAATTGATCAACGAACACTAGACAGTTATGGCTTTGAAGATGTAGATGTTATTAAAATTGATACAGAAGGTTATGAACTTCTTATCTTAGAAGGTGCAGATCAAACTATTGCAAACAATCGTCCAATTGTACAAGTAGAGTGTGTAGACATTCAACCACGAGCATTTGGTAGAACTATTCAAGAACTGTTTGATTACTTTAATGATAGAGATTATGTAATCACAACAGCAGACGGTGTAGTACGTGGACCAGAATGGTGCTATGTTAAAAAGATGATGGATCGCTTTATGATTCCAAAAGAGCGTACAGACTTGTATACACTGCCAGAAGAACAACCCGTAAATTCTTTATTCGAAGAAGTATCAGAATGATCACAAGTGTTCCAGTGTCATGGGACACTAACGATTTTTCTAATTTAGATTATAAAATAGGCAGTATCACTACACCCGAATTGTATAAAGAAGCAGGGCATTGTATGTCTTCGCTTCAAATTCATAATTATTTTGAACCTAATCCGATGCCTGACGGTGTAGCTGATGTTAAAAAATATTTCAATTTTTTAGATCATTGTACTCTTGCAATTAATATGCTGGCTCCGGGCGAATATTTGCCTATGCATTCAGATGCATACAAAGTATGGATGGAAGTTTTTAATGTCACTAACATTGATAGAATTTTGAGAAGTGTCATTATGGTAGAAGACCGTAAATTTGGCCAGTTTAATGAGGTTGGAGATATTGTTGTTTCTGATTGGAAAGCTGGTGAATGCATATCTTGGCTAGGCACTACAAGACATTCTGCTTATAATTTTAATACCACACCAAGATATGCGATTCAAATCACCGGTTTATTAAAAAATCAGGATTGAGCTTTCTTTGGACGTCCACGCTTTTTAGGCGCTGTTGTTCCAGCCGGTTTCTTTGATCTTTTAGCAGGTGCCTTTTTAGCGGCAGCCGGCTTTGCTTTTTTCTCTGTTGGGATTGGTTCAGGTGCTTCTGATTTAGTTACTTCATTAATAACTTCAGGAACGCTCGTACCAACAAACAGTGTTTTTAACCATTTAAACATAATTATTCTCCTTAAGGACTTTTATTTACAATAAATATGTCAACAAGGAGAAAGAAATGGTTAAAAAATTTATTATGGACAGATTAAACGAGCGCACTACACTAGACGGTGCTGTACTAATTGGTGCAGGCGTTGCGTTTTTAATCTTTAAACCAATCGCAAGTCTAGTAGCATACGGTGCTATTGCATACGGTGCTTGGACACTATTCAAAAAAGAAAAATAATTTAGAATTTTCCAATGGGCAGTTCTGCACTTGCTGGGAGATCCCAAATCTTTTTCTGCTCTACACCTTTACGTTGAGCAAATCTTTTGGCATCGCAGTTAGGGCAAACATGGAAATAGTTGTTTGAAGTTCTTTTACGATCCATCTTACTACGCGGACGAACAAATTCATCACTGCAATTATCGCAAAGCATTCGATACATACTTCTTTCTCGAGTATATTCGTGTTCGTTACCGTTTTTAGATTTGCGGCGGTAAACAATTTTTTCTGTGAATTCTTCTATGAACATACTGTATTTACATTAGGTTTATAGAATATAGGATAAATATTAACATAGCGTCCAAAGCTGAAGGATAAAAAATGGCAAGAAAAGTAATTGATGTCGGTGCAGTCGGTAACGACGGAACCGGTGATAGTGTACGCGATTCGTTTCGCAAGGTAAATGATAACTTTAGAGAACTTTATAGTTCATTAGGTTTAGGTGACAGGCTCACCTTTATTAACTTAGATGATACCCCAAGTACATTTGTTGGTAATGAAAATGCTGTACTTTCAGTAAACCCAACTACTGATGGACTAATTTTTAGGCAACTTACTGGCGGTGAAGGTATTACTATTGATAATACTACCGAAGCAAACCAGATAATTCTTAATGCTGAATTTAGTAGTATTGCATCGGATCCGAGTCCGCAACTAGGTGGAGATTTAAGTGTATCTTCAGGCGGCAACACATATAGAATTTTAGACTTGTTAACGCCGACTCAATCACATGAGGCAGCGAACAAAGAATACACTGATACAAAAATTGCTAGAGCAGGTGTTAATGCAGTTGACCCACGAACAGGGGAAGCGAATCCAACCTTTGGCACGATGACTGGTCCTCTTATCCTTGCTCGAAATCCAGAACCTGACGATGACGAAATCTTTGATGGTAAAATTGCCGCTACTAAAGAATATGTTGATAATTCAGCTTTCGGCAGTAGTGTAAACTTGTATGTAGCAACATCAGGTAAAGACGAACGTCCCGGAACTAGTGCCCAACTACAAGGTAGAGCGTTGGCCTACGCATACAGATCTCTTGAAGCCGCATTGAAACGTGCTGAAGAGATTATGTTAGAAAGTTTAGATGAAGTCGGACCTTATCAGAAGACACTTACTTTCAACGATAGTGCTGGAACTGTTACATTATCACAAATTGATACTTCACCGATTTCAGGTACAGGATTTATCGGCACTCCAAAAATGAGTGTTGCAACTATCGAACTCAATAGCCCAGGACAAAGTTATCAAGTTGGGGATAGAGTATTTTTAGATGGTGGTACAGGCGATGCGGCTGAAATTGAGGTATTGTCAACTGTAACTAATCCAGGTGCAATTAGAACATTCAGGATTGTTAGTACAGGTAACTATACTGCACTTCCGGGTGCATCAGCAGTTGCATCAAATTCACCAGAATCTAGATTTGGATCAAGTGCAACTTTTGATGTAACTTATAGTGTTAACGGTGTTAGCATTGCAAATGGCGGTAGCGGATATAGCTTAGTATCTGTTAGAATTTATAGTACAGGCGGAGACGGCACAGGTGCGTTTGGTACCGCAGTTGTTAACGGCGGCGTCATTACTGAAATTGAAGTTACAGATGGCGGTACTGGTTTTACAACTTTGCCTATTGTACAAGCAGACTTGCCTAGATTCTTACTTAGAACAGACGGGTTCAGAACTGATGCTACTGGTGATGTAATTAATAATACTCCTGAAGCATTCCAAACTCGAGATATTAGAGAAGGTTTATTTTTAAAGGGCATCGATTCTGGTGCGCTTGCACAAATTGTGTCACACCAAGGGGATCTAGACTCCAACGGTAATGAAATTTTTGATGTTGATATCAAATACGGAACATTTAATCTTAATGAACCTATTCAATATGGCGATGTAGCATTCCAAACGCAAATTACTATTTTAGTTGAAAGTGGTATTTACGAAGAAAACTACCCTCTAAGAGTTCCGCCAAACGTTTCTATTGTTGGTAATGAATTTAGACGTACTATCATTCGCCCAAGAGCAGGCACATCAAGCTCTCCGTGGGCATTCACAAAGTTTAGAAGAGACACTGTAATTGATGGATTAACTGTTGCTGATAGTTTATTTGGTTATCACTATTTACAAGATAGTTCAACACCGGTATATCCAAAAATTGACAATGGCGGCGGGTACAAAGCGGCAGCATCTCTTTTAGAATTAAACAAAGAGTTTATACAAGATGAAGTTATTGGCTGGATTACCAACGAAGTAACTGACGGAGCAGGTTCATCAGGCGATGTTATATGGGATAACTTTGTATATGATGAGAGATTGTGTAAACGAGATGTTGGTTTAATTATCGACGCAATGAAATTTGATTTGCGTTATGGCGAATACAACAGAACTATTTCTGCAGGTTTAAAATATTATCAGAGTGCAAGTGGTAGGAAAGCAATTAATGAACAGCTAGCTCAAACAACTGCCGCACTACGTTATGCAGAACTACTCATTAAGGCTGTTATTCAAAATAGTGAAATTACAAATACATTTGGAGAAATATATCCTCAGATTGTTGATCCTGCATTTGTAAGTCAAACAAAGTCTTTAGATGTAGTCGATGATTTGTTTGATGTTCTAATTGACGTTATTGATGGTTCCGGAAGCGTAAACTATCCAAAAGAAAATAATCAAATGGATGTGTTTATGGCAAACGATGCTGTTCGTTGGCAGGCTATTACATGTCAAGGACACGGCGGATTTATGCAAGTACTCGATCCGACTGGACAAATTCTTGCTAAATCACCATATGCACAAGAATGTGCAAGTTTTTCAAGATCAGTTAATAAACAAACCTTTGCAGGTGGTATGTTTATTGACGGCTTTGCCGGTAACTTACAGTTCATTATCGAATCGAAAGATAGCGATACACGACTACGTGTTAGTGGACTAGATAGATTCCCTCAGTTGCCTGCATCATTTATTGTAGACGATCAAGTTTATCGTATTAACTACGTAAGAGATTTTGCATACGGCACAGCCGGATCGACTGCTACGCTAGTTTTAGACGAGACAACGCCTTGGCCGTTTCCAGTATTCCAATATGATGAAGATATTTGTAGTCGAGATGTTGGGTTAATCATTGACGGGCTAGGATATGATATTGTTTTAGATACTAACTACCATGCTAGAAAAGCAGGTAAAACATATCGCCAATCCAATGCCGACGAAGTTATAACCAATCAACTTTCTATTACAGTTAGAGCAATCGAAGAAGCACACAGGTTAGCAAAATTAAACACTACTGGTGTTGCTAGTGAAATTAATTCAAGTAATACCGAAATTGCAACTATTATTAACCAGGGTACTTTCTTTGCGTCAGACGTTGTGTTTACAAACCCTCCAGGACTTGCAACTAATCTTGCTAATGCTCGAGCACATATCGAAAACAACTATCAGTATATCGTAGACGAAGTTAACGGATATGTTTCGACTACTTACCCATTGCTCGATTATGATAGTCTTGCTTTCCAAGATACCTTCCTAGAAATGACCGAAGCGTTGGTGCATGATTTAATTTATGGCGGTAACTGGCAAACTGTTGACGCAGGTGTAAAGTTTTATGATGGAGTTGGATCTGCAATTGCACTTCAAATTGAAGATTTCCAAAAAGACGAATATGTCGACGCAATTGATTACTTAAAATATATTACAAAACAGGTTATTCTTAGTGCGGCACCAGCAGTTTCATATAGTGCAACACCACAGGATACTACAGCATCAAATTCCGATGCGTCAGTACAAGCAACTATTGAAGCACTGCTATCTGACACTAGCGATATTTTGGCAAACGGTGTTGGTTCAGCTCCGACAATTGTATACCCAGACTTAGCAGGTCCGGCATTTAGCGCAGTTGACCTTACTGCTAGAACTGACTTGCAAACAAACAAAACTAGTATTCAAGCTGATGTCGTTGAATTTGTAAACACAAACGGTAACTTGTATGAAATCTTAATGCCAGGCAACAGAAGTATGCTAGGCAACGACTTTACTCAAGTTAACGATTTAGGTTACGGGCTGTTGGTTACAAACGGCGGACTATCGGAAATGGTTAGTATGTTTACATACTACTGTCATTGTTCTTATATGTCAATTAACGGTGCGCAGATTCGATCTGTAGCAGGTTCGAGTGCGCATGGTAACTTTGCTCTTGTTGCTGACGGTGCTGATCCGTTAGAAGTTCCGACTCCAGTTACGCTTTATTATGATTTAGCACAAAGAGTTGACTGTTATGCACCAGGTGGACAGTATGTTAACACAGCTGAAGGTTTGTTTATTTACATAACCAATTATAGCTATACTCCGTTAAATAATTCAGAACTAGAAATCGATCACGGTAATTTGATATATAGATATCCAGTTACATCAGTATCAACTGAAGGAACTCCTGATGGTGTTGCTAGGCTTAACTTAACCAGTGATGACACTGGGAACTTTGATGGACTATTTGATGCTGTAGCAGACGGCGAAATAATGAGCATTCGTTCAAACTCGCAGGTTGTACTAACTGGCGATATTGTCGATGTTGCTACTAGACCGTCTACAGGTTTAAAACTAAAAGAAAATGACGAAGTTTATCGTATTCTACAGTTTGAGGAATTTGCTGATTCAATAGGCAATAGAGAAGCTGTGTTTACAGCTGACGATCCTAGTGTAGTTTCTTTACTAGAAGAAATTACCGATATTAACGGTACTACCAATGTTGCAACTACAAGTCGTCCTCACAGATTAAGAAGAGGCGACCGAGTAACAGTATACGGCACTGGCGGATACGGTTTAGTAAGTGGTAGCAATTACTTTGTAATTGACGTTCCTAACTATAACGAAGTACAATTAAGTACTTCGCCCGGTGGTAGCGTTCATAGCTTAACTACTGCCGCTAGTATTAGTTTAAAACTACAAGTACCTCATGATTTATTAGCAAACTATATTTTAAACTTTACAAGTACTGGTACGTTACCCGACGGTATTGAAGAAGACGATCCGTATTATGTTTTACCGAATGGCTTAACGTCACATACTTTTAGAATTGCTGATAAAATTAATGGCGCGGCTGTTGCAAATACTACCGTAGGCACTGGAACTATTAGTGCAGTTGGATACGGTCTTGCTAAAACAACTATGCGAGAAAACTACAACTATGTCGACTTAACTGTTTACAGACCCGGCGAAGCTGAAGTTGGATCAGAGCAAGCTATTACCTTTGATTTTGCGGCTGCGCCAACTGAAATAGTTTTCGGCAGTAGTCATGGATTAAGTGTCGGCGACCCAATTGTGTTTACAGTTACAACCGGAGGAGAACTTCCAACTGGATTGTCAGCTACACAACATTATTTTGTTAATACAATTATTTCTCCTACAAGATTTACAATATCTGAAGGATATCCTGGATTAACAGGAACAATTGAATTAGAACTAGGAAACACTGGTAGCGGAACATATACTATTTACGAGCCAATTGGTAAGGCAGGTGATGATACTTTTGCAGTTGTACCTGTTGCGCCAACAGAGCGTAGCAGAGTTCCGGGAACACGTTTTGTATTCAAAGGCGAAGAGTATATTATTTCTAGTTACGAGTCTGAAGATGATACAGGCGAAGTATATGCTAGAGTTGTCCTAAATAGAGCCTTAGAACATAGTATCCAACAATACGAAGCAACATATACTGTTAAATCAGCAGTTGCGGCAAGATCAACTGGTTCAACTGGTTCTTTGACTATTCGTATTTCGTTGACTCGTGTTACAGGACACGACTTACTTGAAATCGGTACAGGCGGATATGCAGATACTAACTATCCAAACGAAATTTATGGACCACCAGTAAGATCAATTGATCAGTCCAAAGAAACAGTTGAACGTGATGTTGGTCGTGTGTTCTATGTAACCACGGATCAATTTGGTAACTTCAGAGTTGGACCTTACTTTACAGTTGACCAAGGTACGGGACAAGTTACATTTGCCGCGGCGATTGCATTAAGTAACCTGGATGGTATTGGATTTAAACGAGGAGTTCCAGTATCGGAATTCTCAATTGATGGTTCATTTGCAGATAACGCTGTTGATACAGTTCCAACAGAAAACGCTACTAGAAAGTATATTGAAAATAGATTAGGTAAAACTCACGGCGGTGCTGTTGTTCCTGCAGAAGAAAGAATTCCAAGTATTACTGGTGGCTTCATGGCGCTAGACGGAAGTCTGGAAATGACCGAAGACTTAAATGTTGGTAACAATAGAATTGTTAGCTTACAAGATCCTGAGTTTCCAACTGATGCAGTTAACTTAAGAAGTTTAACATTTACAAACTTACAAGAGTTTGACATTAATAACTTAGAAGCTAATGATATACTTGTATTCACAGGCGACGGAAATAACGCACAGAATGCGTCAGTAGTTGGTGATATTACATTGAATATCGATAGTACTGCAAATACCATTGATGCTCAAATTGTTGCCGAAACTATTGATAATGCAGATATATCACTTACAGCTGATATTGATCAAACAAAACTGTTAATGAACTTAACAACTAGTGAAGCTTCTGCTCCAACTGGATCGGCAGCAGATAAACAAGCGGCTAGCGGATTATCAAGTTTTAATAGTGCAGAATTTACTGTTACTGATGGCTGGGTAGAAGTCAAAAACAACAGTATTTTAAAATCTAAAATAGAAGTAGTTGCGCCGCAAAGTGTTATCGGTAACAATACAGGTACTCCTGCTACTGGACAAGACATTGCATTTAGTACAATTGTCGATGTTGGCGGTTCAGTTAAGAAATCACAGTATAATCAAATTGGATTCTTAAGACGTAAAAATTCTGGATCTAACGTAAATGATGCTGATTATGAAATTATTCAATCATCGTCTGCTTACGGCGGGGCAAGTGATAATAATAAAATTATTACTAGAGACTCATCGGGCGACTTTGGAGCTAGGATTGGTACGCTAAGTCAGTTAAAAATTGATACACTAGTTACACTTGATACTAATACTACCGCAACAGGTGGTGCTGTTAACCTATACAGTTATAACGGCTCTGGCGGTATTAGGATTGGTAGTGGTTCTCTTGGTACAGATAAAACAACGTATTATGATAACGACTTCCATGAGTTTAGAACACAGAACGGTGCTAGTGATGGTACAGTAACGGCTGGTACAATACAAGCAACTGCTATTACTACCGGTGGTAACACTCAGGCAGGCACAATCACAGGACGCTGGACATTAACTGGCAGTGCGCCGAATGAATCAAGATTTGAAGCAACATACTCGGCAGACGTTGCAGAATATTACGAAGGTGATAAAGAATACGAAGTTGGAACAGTACTAGTATTCGGCGGCGACAAAGAAGTCACTACAACTACTAAGTATGCAGATGCTAGGGTAGCGGGTGTTGTTTCAAACACAGCGGCATATGTTATGTATACTGCATGTCCTGGAGAGAAAAACCTAGTTGCGTTAACCGGACGTGTTCCATGTAAAGTTATCGGAATTATCGAAAAAGGTGATATTATTGTAACTTCCGAAATACCCGGAGTTGGAGTTAAAGCCCAAGGCGATGTAAGAGCTGGTACCATAATTGGTAAAGCAATTGAAAACTATAACTCCGAAGAGTTAGGGACTATTGAAGTAGCGGTAGGGAGAACATAATGTCATACAGTAATAACATATCACCAGGTAATGCACCGCTAAAATGGAGCAACATAAGAGAAGCATTTGATCAAATCAATGTTAACTTTACTGAATTAGCGGGTAGTTTAGCAGGCGGAGCAGTTAGAAGTATTTCTAACGCAACACAAGCCAATCCTGTTGTAATTACAACTAGTCAAGCACATTCTGTTGTAGACGGCGAACGTGTTATTATTACAGATGTAGTAGGCATGATAGAATTGAACGGCAACACATATTATGCTAATGTATTAAGTCCTACAACGTATGCATTATATTCCGAAGGTAGTCTTAGTACTAGTGTCGACGGTACAGCATTTACTGCATATGCATCGGGCGGTTCTTCGCAGAAACTAACTGAATTTAGTCAGCTAAACTTCGAAGCATTTGCATCAAACATTCTTCCAAGTGTAAGCGGAGATTTTAGCCTTGGATCAGATGTTAAAGAATGGGCTGAATTACATATTGCAGAAGCATCAGACACTCCAGGTAACTTAGATAACGGACTGTGGATTGGTTCTGCACAAGTCACTGGTAGTAGTGGAGTTATAAATCTTCCACCATTAAGTACAGTTGATGGCGAATTAATCATCGATCCTAACAAAACATTCTTTAAAGAAGTACAAGTTGACAATGATAATGTAATTGTAGCTAGTGACTTTGTTGATAGTTTAAACTTAATCAGCGGAACAGCAATACAAATGTCCGTTGATAGTAGTGCAGAAAGTATTACTATTGACAATATTGGTGTAACTCAATTAACGGGTAGCACAGGCATTAGTGTTAGTGCTTCAACTGGTAACATTACGTTAAGCAATACCGGTGTAACTAGTATTACAAATAACTCAACACTACCAGCGGGACTTCCAGCAGGTGCAGGCCTTGCCGCAGATTTAACTACTGGAGCAATTACACTAACTAATACTGGTGTAATTGACGTTGACGCAGGATTTGGTATTACAATATCTAGAGATGATGCTACAGGTATTGTTACAGTTACAAACAGTGCTCCGGCACAGGTTGCATTTAGAATATTTAGAGTATCTGGTCAGAATGATATTGTTGCAGATAGCACTGCTGACGCATTTACATTCGAAGAAGGATATGGCATCATTGCAACAACCGATGCAGGAACAGATACTATAACACTGTCGGTAGATAATAATATCGATATTAACGGTAGTGTTTTTGCAAACGACTCTACGCTGTTAGTTGATGCATTAGAAGGTCGTATTGTTGCAGATGTTTATGCAGATGTATTTGGCAATGTCACTGGCAACGTAGTTGGAGATGTTACAGGTAACTTAACTGGCGATATAAAAGGCAGTGTATTTGCAGATGACTCATCTTTAATGGTAGATGCTGTTGATAATAAAATTTATGCAAATGAACTATGGGGAACAATAAGAGGAGACACTTGGAATGGTGCATACGACGGTTTCCTATCTATCATAAATGGCGGTGCAACTGGTCCTGGACCGATACAAATTGTTGCATCGGCGAATTTAGATCTTACAGCAGGTTCAGGATACACAATTAACGCAAATAGAAACATAGTAGCATCTGGAGGTATTACAGGTTATCATACAGGTGATATGACAGGTAGCGTATTTGCCGATGACAGCACATTATTAGTTAATGCTATTGATGGAAATATTCCAGCAGAGAATTTATCAGGAACTGCAACAATAGACATAAGAGGTTCAGTGTTTGGTGATGATTCAACCGTTATAATTGACGGTGCTACAAGCACAGTAACAGGTAAAATTGCTCCTAACGGTGCAACACCGGGAGGTGAGTTTGAAGACGGAGAACTCGGAGAAATAAGAGTCGATGACACTTATATATGGGTTAAGACTCCGTCGACAGGCGCCTGGAAAAAAATAGCGTTAACGAGTTTCTAAGGGGCAATTAGATGGCAAAGAAAACAATCAATATAGGTACTAGTGCAAACGATAGAACTGGCGATAACCTAAGAAGTGCGTTTAATAAAATTAATGATAATTTTGACGAACTATATCTAGTTAGGGGTTCTTTAGAGTTTGCAGGCAGTACTATTACTACTAACGACAGTAGTGCTATTATAATTGATCAAAAACTCACAGTAACAAGTGATATGCAAATTGATGGTACATTAACTTTAGCGCAGGTTGCCGATAGCAGTCAGCCAGTAGATCAAAATAATCCACAAGGGTGGGTAGAAGTAATTATTGACGGGCAGTTAAGTTGGTTGCCTTATTACAGGTAAGGAATAGATTATGGCAGAAATACAAACTATTAATATTGGCAATTTAGTAAATGACGGTACTGGCGACGATTTACGAACTGCATTTGAAAAAGTTAATCTAAATTTTAGTAATTTAGATGCTGAGCTTACAATTACTGCTTCAAATACAGGAAGCGTAGGTGCTGAAGTTTTTAAACAAAAAGTAGGTGCCGACTTAGAATTTAGAAATTTAAACAGTGGTAGAAATATTTCTCTTACACAAGGCGAAGATACTATTATTGTAGCAAGCACTGCGCCAGATGCATTTATTAGAATTGATACAAATTCAGGATCAGTACAAGCAAGCGCATACCAACAGATTACTTTACAAGGTGGTACTGATATTGATGTTAACGCTGTAGGAGGAGTAATAACTGTTAACAACGTTATTCCTGTTACAAAAATTCTAACAACATTTGACTTTGGAGTACTCAACGGCGACTATACAGATACTATGCAGTTAGTATTACAAGCATCTAATATTGATTTCGGTACATTAACATACGAAAGCGATCTAGTAGTTGATGCTGGATCATTGTTATAAGGAATAACATGGCTATTAATTGGATTACTCCCGCAGGCGATCTTGGAACATACGAAGAACGAATCCAAACTTCTATCACTTTAGATGTAGAAAGTGATGTTGGAGATGTTACTTTATCTGTTATCTCCGGAGAACTACCTGGCGGGATGGTATTATTGGGCAATAAAATTTTTGGTAGTCCAATTGAAGTTCCGATTTATACAACTAAAACATTTGTTATAAGAGCGTCCGATGGTTCTGAAATAAAGGATAGAACTTTTAGTATTAACATCGACGGAGCAGATTTTCCAGAATGGATTACCGAAGCTGGATTTCTAAATGTAGGTCCCGGTGATGCATTCTTTATACGAGATGATTCTGAAGTTAACTTTGAACTTAATGTAACAGGAGGCACTCTTGTTGATGTCCAGTTACAAGCAGAGGACGATGATGCAATAGCAGGACAAACTTTAAGTTTCTACCTTGTTCCTAATAGCGGCGAGCTTCCTCCGGGTCTTACTCTTAGTAAAGCAGGTAAAATTAGCGGATTTACAGAACCTACAATTGCAATTGACTATGATAATGATCCCACAGGAGCATATGATAGTCAGTCATTTGACACTGTTCCTTTAGATATTGCACTTCCTGATAGTAACGGATACGATAGTTTTTTCTATGACAATCAAACATTTGATTACAACGAGCCGAGTAGAAGCCCCAAGCGTTTAAGCAGAATTTATACATTTACTATTGCTATTACTGACGGGTTAGTAGCCGTAGCAAGAACTTTTAAAATATATGTTGTCTCAGATGAATTTTTAAAAGCTGACAATAATATTTTAAAAGTTGACACAAATCTTTTCCAAGCAGATGCTACTGATGATAGGATTCCTTTATGGATTAGTAATTCGTATCTTGGTCGATATCGTGCAAACAATTATATTAGTGTTCCGTTAGAAGTATACGATCCGCCAACACTAGCAGGAACAATTGGATTTTTCCAAGTAGCTACTAACGAAGATGGTAGTCCTAGTGAACTTCCTCCAGGAATGGAATTAGATGTTACTACTGGCTATATTGCAGGCAAAGTAGCTTATCAAAATGCAATCACGGAAACATATAGATTTACAATTAAAGCGGTAAACTTTGATGATAGTTTAGCCGATGTATCTTACGAAATTGTAGGAGATTGGTCAAGTAAAATAAAATACGCACCGAATCAAGCTGTTAGATTCCAAGGTTTTGTCTGGATATGTAAAGAAGAACATATCAACCAACCACCTGAAAAAGGACAGTATTGGATTGAAGGTGTAGGTAGTGTAGACAAAGAATTTACTATTGATAT